TCTGAATGTTTCTAAATCCCATTTGCCTCTGATACATAACTCAAGCAGCTGTTCAGCATATATTCTGTTAGATCCTTTCTCCCACTTTTGATACTGTTGGAAAGAAACACCTAGTATATCTGCACATTCTGTCTGTGTTAAACCTGATTTCACTCTATTCAGTAGTAAGTGCTTCGCAATATTCTTACGAAGAAAACTAATACTACCTACTTCTTTACGTCTTCTAGTCATTACAACTCCTTTCTAAATATTTTCTTAAGCACCTGTGGTTTGCGACTGCTAAAGCCACCGGTGGTAACTACTCTAATAGTATTTGGATCTTTACTCTCATAATTTAATCTCACAATCATTAGCATACCCTTGCTTGGATACTCTATTGGTAAGTACTTGATCCAGTCGATATAATTACGCCACCACCAAAATTTATCATTACGTATAAATCCTGTGAATGGCAGCTTGTAGATAATCTCTAGTCCTTTCTTAAGCGAGATCTTTCTACCTCGTAACTTATCTTTGAATATCACTCTACTGTGTTGCATCATAATATAATTCTTTCTGTGGGCATCCCCCACATTGAAGTGGGGGTGACCAACATATCTACTTAGATTTCAAACTTGCTAATTCTTCAGCAATATTTGACATCATAGCTTTAATCTCAGAAACTTCAGTCATAACTTCTTTATGATTCTGAATATGCTTTACTGGTATAAACGTACCATCAGCAATGTTCTGTGCATAGGTCTTACCATTATTGTAAACCTTTTGCTTTGTTTCAGCTTTAGTCGTCATTGTGACTCCTTTCTTGTTGATACAATGGAATATACACAAGTAATATTCCCATTGTTCCTAGTAACATTCCCAACTCCATTCCGATGAAGTCAGGATGTGCCTCGACAGACACAACTATAAATAGTATACCTATTGCAGTTAGTATCATATTCATAATGCACCTGTTCCTTTCATGCCTAGATAAGCTAGTATACCAATAACTAGAATACCTAGAAATATCATCAAGGTTATCATCTTATCTCCTATGTTAGTATTACTACGATCATTACAATCATAAATAGAATATACAATCTCATGATTATTTATTCCAATCTTTGCTTATATCTTTCACTAGCTTGACGCCAATAAAAAACCCAGCTAATTCAACTAGCAATTTAAATGCTAATAGAACTAATACAATACCTATTAATACATCCATATTACTTAACTCCTTTCATAATTGCATAGACATTATACCTACGTATATATCTCTTAAACATCTTATCTAACGATAGCTTAGGAGGTGTAGGAATTATATCTAAATGGCTTATTTTGTAGTCATAAACCAGTAGATTAGGCCTCTTTCCATGTAGCTTATTCATTTCAGATTCCCTCATTTGTTAGTGTTGATAATAGGAACAATCATATCCGACAATCAAACTATCAATGAATTTAGCCCAATGTAGTTTAACTGTCAGATATTTATCCATACACAAGCCCAAGTCGAGAGCTTGTTCACAAGTGAACACAGCTCGTAGACGAATGAGTAAGAAAACCTACATCTAGAACAAGGGGTTTTAGAGTTACCCCAAGCAATATGTAGCAATGTGTGAGAATAAATATAGGGGGGTTTGTTACAGCTACACCCAATGGGGGGGTTTTATATTAGAATCATTATAAACAACAATACAGGAGACATAATATGTACACAGCACTAGCTAGATTTGGCTATGGAATCGCAAGAAGTCTGCGACCAGGCAAAATTAAAAAAATGGTTAAGCCAGCAGCTGACAAAGTAGCTTCTAAAATACCAGCAGGTAAGTCAAAAGACTTATTAGCAGGTGCATCGTCCAAAGTGGGCGAAGGCTACAGAAAAGCTTATGGTGCAACATTAGGAACTTCAACTCGTAGAAAAGTTACGAGTGCAGTTATAGGTACGTCTTTCTTAAAAGACATATTAGATGACTAATGGCTAAGAAGAAGGGGTTATATGGAGTTAATAACTATCATAAGAAAACCCCTAAGAAAAGGCCTCTCAGACACGCTAAGAGCCGTTCTAAGAGGGTTCCAAACAAAAAACGATATAGAGGACAAGGACGATGATACAATGGGCAAAATTTGCTTCTAAAGCTAAAGGTTTAAGACGTAAAGCAAAAGCTGTAGCAAAATATCATGTAAATTATGCAAAAGCATTTCCTAAAGCAACAGCAACTGCAGCAGGAATAGGTGGTCTTACAGGACTAGGTGCTGCAAGCATAATAAACTCAAAAAAGAAAAAAAATGGCAAATAGAATAGAAAAACTAGCAGACGACCTTATGAACTTATCGCAAGATGAGGCTCAACAACTGCAAAATATCATAAAAGCAAAACTAATGCCTGAAGTAGAAAGGCAAAAAGGCTTGTTAAATGATCAAATGCAGAAAAACCCACAGATGATGAATATGGGTAGACAACAACAAATGGCACCTCGTGCAGCTACGCAACGAGATGTTAGAATGCAAGGACTATTACGATGAAGCTATTGAAAAAATATATTCAAAAGTGTAAGCATTACATTAAGAACATAATAAATAACTTTAAAGGAGTATAATTATGCCAATGGTAGGAAAGAAGAAGTTTTCATACACAGCAAAAGGCAAGAAAGCTGCTAAAGCTTATGCCAAAAAGACTGGTAAGAAAATGAAGAAGAAGAAAGGATACTAATGTTAGTAGGAAAACAAAGTAGACTTCCAATGGCTTTACAAAAAAAGATTGTAAAAGCTAAAATGAAGAAGAAAAAAGCAAAAAAAGGTAAAAAATAATGAAAAAAGCACTTGTTAAATACTCAAAACCTAAAGCTTTCTTATCTAAAGCTAGAGTTATAGGTAAAAATGTAGTGAAAAAAGGAATTAAGTTTGGTGCAATTGGTGCAGCTTTAGGTATTGGTGCATATGCAGCAGGTGCTTCTTCAAGAAGATATGCTAAAGCTCCAAAACCAGGCGAAAGCAGAAATCTTGGAAACACAGTTTTAGCTAAACCTGATAAAAGAACTTATTATTTATAATTATGACAACAAGAGGCGGAAAAAGAGCAGGAGCTGGTAGACCAAAAGGATCTACATGTGCAAAGAAATGGAAAATGCTTGACGAATTAGCAGTTAAGTATAACCATTCTCCTTTAGACTACATGCTTGCTATACTTAATAATCCAATGTCATCTCCTGAAAGAAAGATGATGGCAGCAGAGAAAGCTGCACCTTACGTTCACGCAAAATTAGCTACGACTACGACAAAACTTGGATCTGATGGCCCAATCAAAATCAATATCAAATGGGGAGACGAGTAAAGAGGAAACTAAAGATATAGTTATTCCTTATACACCTCGTCCTTTACAGAGAGAAGTACATAACAATCTTAAAAGATTTAATGTATTAGTTTGTCATCGTAGATTTGGTAAATCAGTATTATCGATTAACCAACTTATTAAAACAGCTATAGAAAAACCCATGCGTAAGTGTGCATTTATAGCACCAACATATAGACAAGGTAAATCTATTGCTTGGGAATATTTAAAAATTTATACAAAACCACTAATGTATTTAGGTGGTAGTAAAAACGAAACAGAATTAAAAATAGAATTATTTAACGGATCTACGCTTCAAATATTTGGAGCTGACCACCCTGACTCATTACGAGGTGTTGGGTTTCATGGAGTTGTGATGGATGAGTTTGCTATCATGGCACCAAGAACCTGGACTGAGATTATACGTCCAGCAGTTGCTGACACATTAGGATGGGTAATGTTCATAGGAACTCCTATGGGACATAATCAGTTTTGGGAAGTTTATGATTTTGCACAACGAGGACAAAAGAACTGGTTTGCAAAAATGTATCGAGCATCAGAAACAGGTGTAGTACCTGCTGAAGAATTAAAAGATGCTCAGTCTATAATGACTGAAGAACAATATAACCAAGAGTTTGAATGTTCTTTTACAGCTGCTGTAAGTGGTAGTTATTATGGAAAACTAATAACCAAAGCTGATAACGAAAAAAGAATTGGGAGTATACCTGTTGAGGAACACGTTGGTGTTGAGACATGGTGGGATTTAGGGATCGGGGATTCGACAGCTATTTGGTTTATACAAAGAGTAGGTGAAGAAATTCACGTCATAGATTACTATGAAAACTCAGGTGAGTCTTTAGCTCATTATGCAGATGTCTTAGAAGATAAGAACTATGCTTATGAAAGACATATCGCACCTCATGATATTCAAGCAAGAGAGCTTGGAACTGGTAAATCTAGGTTAGAAGTATCTCAGGAACTAGGAATAGATTTTGAAGTAGCACCTAAATTAGAGGTTGATCATGGCATAGAATCTGTTAGGAATGCTTTACCACATTGTTGGTTTGATAGAGAAAAATGTAAATTAGGACTAGATGCATTAAGACAATATCGTAAACAATGGGATGAGAAGAACCAAGTTTTTAAAAATAAACCTTTGCATGACTGGTGTTCACATGCAGCTGATGCGTTTAGATACGGATGCGTACATGATCCTATAGATACATCAGACTGGCAAAGACCCATAAATGTAGATTATAAATATATCGTATGACAGAAGATCAAATTATATCAATATTAAATAGAGAGCTTAGAGCATCATCAGGTTACATTGGTGGTGAGATAGTTACACGTAGAAGAAAATCATTAGAATATTACTTAGGTAAACCTTTTGGTAATGAACAAGAAGGTAGATCTCAAGTAGTTAGTACTGATGTTTCTGATACTATAGAATCTTTAATGCCTTCTCTTATGAAAATTTTTACAGCAGGAGATAATATCTTTCATTGTGAACCTGCTGGGCCTGAAGATGAAAAGGTAGCTAAACAAGCTAGTGATTATATTAACCATGTTTTCTATAAAGAGAACAGAGGTTTTTCTGCTATTTATACAGCGTTCAAAGATGCACTTGTTCAGAAGAATGGTATTCTAAAAGTATACTGGGATGATTCTGAAAAAACTACAAGAGAAGAATATAAAAAATTAACTGATGATGAATACAATCTTCTTATTGCAGACAAAGAAGTTTCAGTAACAGAACATAAAGAATACGAAGAAGAATTTGAAGATGACAATGGTAAGGTAGTAGATAAAATAAAATTCCATGATGTTGTTATTCATAAAACTAGAATGTATGGTCAAGTTAAAATTGATCCAATCCCACCTGAAGAATTTTTAATTGAACGTAGAGCTAAATCAATAGAATCAGCTAACTTTGTTTGTCATAGAGTTAATATGACTAGAACTGAATTAGTTGAAATGGGTTATGATAGAGATTTAGTTTATAACTTACCTACTGGTGATGCAGAATATTATTTAGAAGATAGACAAGTAAGATACCAAGATACAGATTTTTCTGCACCACAAGATAGAGGTGATAATTCTACAGACGAAGTTTTAATTCATGAATGTTATGTAAGATTAGATCTAAATGGTGATGGTAAATCAGAACTATTAAAAATTTGTCTTGCAGGTACAGGAGCATATAGAATATTAGGTATGGACGAAATTGATTCAATACCTTTTGTTTCAATGACACCAATTATTATGCCTCACAGATTCTATGGTAGATCTGTTTCTGAACTTATTGAAGATATACAATTAATTAAATCTACTGTTATGAGACAGATGTTAGATAATATGTATCTAACGAATAATAACAGAATAGCTATTCAAGATGGTCAAGTAGCTATGGATGACCTATTAACAAATAGACCAGGTGGTATCGTAAGAACTAAACAACCACCTGCTAATGTTATGCAGGTTATGTCAGCTCAACCTATTACAGAACAAGCATCAGGATTATTAAACTATTTAGATTCAGTAAGAGAAGCAAGATCAGGTGTTACAAAATCTTCACAAGGATTACAATCTGATTCTTTAAACACAGATACAGCTACAGGAATGAATCAAGTATTAACTCAATCTCAAATGAGAATGGAGTTGATTGCAAGAACATTTGCTGAAACTGGTGTTAAAGATCTAGGTATTAAGATATTCGAATTACTTTGCAAATATCAGCAAAAAGAAAAATTAGTTAGAATTAGAGGTGAGTTTGTTCCTATGACTCCATATGAATGGAGAGATAGAGTTAATCTTTCTGTTAAAGTAGGATTAGGTACAGGTTCAAAAGAACAACAACTTATACTTCTTAATGGTATTCTACAAAGACAACTACAAGCTATACAACTACAACAGAATGTATATGGCCCAGTTGTTAATCTTAAAAATATTTATTCTACATTACAAAAACTTGTAGAGAATGCAGGTCTTGGAAGTGTAGAACCATTCTTTATGGATCCTGAAGTAGGTGCTGCACAAATGCCACCACTTCCTCCTAAACCACCAACTGAGTTTGAGAAGGTATCTCTAGCACAAGTACAGGGTGAAAACCAAAGAGCTATATTAGATTCTGAAGTACAAATGAAGAAATTAGAATCTTCATTAAGACAGAAACTATTAGACTTTGAGCTTCAAGTAAAAGAAATGGAGCTTAAATATGGTACTAAAATAAATGAGCTTGAAATGCGTAACAGATCTATGATAGAACAACAACAAGTTAGACAATCAGGTGATTTGTTTAAAGAGATAATGAAAGGTCAAAAACAATTCTTCGATGGCAAAGGATCTAAACAAACAGATTTCACAAGGGACGAAAGCCCAGCATCTACTGGACGATCCCCTAATGAAAGAGGCGTTTGATTATTTAAAAACTCGTTATAGAGAAGAAATATTCAACACGTCTTATAATGATCACGATCAAAGACAAGTTCTTTGGATGGCCTATAATATGGTCGAAAAAATCAAAGGACATCTTGAGTCTGTGATGAATGAAGGCAAACTAGCTGCCAAAGAGCTAGATCAACTACAAGACTTAACTAAGTAATTAGAAGTCTATTTCGCCAATCCAATTAAGGAAGCGATCAACCTAAAAGGAGAATCTATGCAAGTAGATAAAACAGTACAAGGTGCTGCTGACAAAATATCAGGATTACTGAATCCTCAAGAAGGACAATCAGAACCTGAAAAAAAACAGACAGAACCACAAGAGCAAACACAGGAAAAACCAGTTCAAGAAACTGCACCTGATGTTGTTGAAGAAGTTAGCCAAACCGAGACTGAGGAAGCTAAACCTGAAACTGAAAGCTCTGAAATAACTGAGACAGAACAAACTGAACAACAAGAAATACAAGAACCTTCACTCCACCGAGTCAAAGTACAAGGTCAAGAGTTAGAGGTCAGCTTGGACGAA